AGTTTGAAGATTTCGCTAAGAAAACTTCCTGTTAGTTTTTCAGACATAGATTACAATTTTTTGTTTTACGATTTATACCATGTAAGCATGGAATACATTTTTGTTTTCACGCAGTTCATTCTCTAACATCAGTCATACTGGCCATACCGAATTTCTCAAAAGAAAATATATCAAGATCACGGTTCTGAACCTGCAAATCTGCAAGAGCCTTATCAATCTTAATCATTTTCTCCCGTGGGATGTCTCCCCATTTTACTTCATTATATGTAGTCCCTGTCCAAATCTGGGTATACTTGTCGAACGCTTCTTTTTTTGACCCTTCTAACTGTATATGTAATACATTATAACCAAGACGTGCAGCGAACATACCAGTATGTTTTAACGCTGTCGATTTACCAACCCCTGAACGCATAATCCATAATGCAATGTCGGTCTTATCCATACCTCCATCAGTTACATTGTCGATTATGTCAATTCCGAATGGAACCTTTTCATGAACCTGTTCCCCTGAATCTTTATCTGTTTGTCTTTCTTTTAACTGTTGTTTAAAATCGGCAAATACTTTAAGGAATTGCCCATGTGAACTTTTTAATGAAAAACTTTGTATTTCTTCAGCACCTTCAGTGAAAATCTTTAATGCCTCTTCTTTTTTACCTTCATTGTACTTACTTACAGAATCATCCAAAACCAATTGTAATTTTGAATCTCTAATAAATTCAAAAAGCTGCTTCAATGCAAGTTCTGAATCTATTATCCCAGATGATTTTATGTTTGATAATGTGGTTTGGACTTCCGAATTTGTTGAGAACTGTTGGGAGACTATACCGAAGGAAGGTAGCTTACCACCGGACAGGTCATATTGGTTTAAAATACTTTGCAGAATCAACTTATAAGATTTGAGTTCTACAGGAATATATTGAAATTTCAGGTGGTCCCGACAAATTTCAATGAAAGAATTCTTTACAAAGCACAGTTTGAAGATTTCGCTAAGAAAACTTCCTGTTAGTTTTTCAGACATAGATTACAATTTTTTGTTTTACGATTTATACCATGTAAGCATGGAATACATTTTTGTTTTCACGCAGTTCATTCACTACCATAAATATTGACATAGGAGCATCATCATGTTCTCCGACGCTTTCTAATTTACCATTATCTTCATTAAAAGATACGCTATTAAATTCCCCGCACACCCAATTTGCTGTATCCCTTGTTTTACCTTCTTTATACGGAATTTTCATCTGACCTCTTTCAAATATTGCAGACAGGGAAGGTAACCCCAAATATAGATCTTTTTTATTACCGGCTGTCGTTGTGAATGTCTCAATATTCTTAACTCCACGCTGCCGTACCAAATCAATTAAAATTGACTGAAATCCATTAGATTCAGCAGTTATCTTATTTGGTTTGAATCTTTGATTTAAAGAAACAATAGTACTTACCTGTTCATTATGCGACGCTCCATGTAATTTTGTAACATGGATCAAATGATAATTATCCGCTGCGTCTATACCTACAACCGAAAAAACTGAATTATCAGCACCAATTGCACCGGATATTGCAAAGTCACAACCTATACCAACTTTCACCATTTTGAATGGGTAGGATTCAATGTTTTCCACGAAATCTACCATTTCCATATTGATGAACGCTTTCTCAAGATATTCCCAAGGGAATAATGATGAACTATCAGATACCGGACACACCAAATGTTCCCTAGCAAATACTATACTCCCTAATGACTGTTTTAAGGTCATCAAATGTTTGAATGTATAACGGTCAGGAGCAAGGATTGTACCGTCGGGGAAGATCCCTGGATATTCAAATACGGCAAAGGAATCATCGTTCTTCAACTCATTATATAAGTCCTTTTCATGGAATGGTGTTCCTGACACAATTAAGTGCCCTTCTGGCTCAACGATTGAGATAATTTCTGCAAAGAACACTTCCGAAAATTTACTACGCTGTTCTTTTGAATACAGAGCTGATTTATCCAAGAAGTCATCGACTACGCATGCTCCAATGTGGTTACCACGAATACCTGATGACCCAAAAGTCCTTAATTTTAGTAAAGACCCTGTTTCAGAAATTACCCCCTCTTTATTTAACTCTGCTTTACCGGTTGGGTTAATCTTTTCAGCTAGGATGTCATTGTACTTTATCTCCTCAACTATCTTACTCATGTGGTTCTTACCCAGAGAAGATTCATTTGTGATAATCATTGTTTCCTTCCGGTTACGATTATCAATAGTATCCTTTGTATAAAAGTTTGGCCTATTAAATGAATACAATCTCCATAACGGGAAGGCATAACAGAATTCATAGCTCTTCCCTGATCCACGCTCACATAAGTATGCAGATTTTGGGAACATCTGGATTTGGTTTCCCCATTCAAGATTCCTCGAACCCTGATTGAAATTCTGAAGACAAGTCGTTTTGAAATAATTGTAACTAATGATCTTCAACTGTTCATCCATGCTTACTTCAAGATTGGACAGGAATCCTAATTTTTCACTATCTATCGAAGTTTCATTGTAATTTACAATATTTGATGTCTGTAAAATTATTTCAGTAAACAAATGTTCTACATCATTTTCATACCCTGAAAGCAATTCTTGTAATGCCTTAGGGGATAAATTTCTGATGATTTCTTCAGCGTAATGTATAGTATTATTTAATTGCTTGCCACTAAGAGCATTTATATCCATCTTTAAAATTCAAATTTATCCCTAAACTTTTTCTTTTCAACTTTGGTTTCCCCTGATTTAATGCCTTCACCCTTTAACCCTCTAAGGAATATTTTTACCAATTCTTTTGTGGCTCTGGTGTCCGACATAGCCCTGTGGGCATCAGTCAAGTCAACTCCATTTTCAGAACATAATGTCCCTAGCTTGAAATTAGGTAATTCTTTATGTTTCACCCTCCCCCACCACAGGGTGTCAATTGTAAAATCAACATTCACAACATCTGATAGATCTTTACCAAAGAATGTAAGGAAATTATCAACGAATGGAATATCGAATTTATCTGAATTCTGCCCAACCAAAACAACCTTGTTACTGCCTTTTTTGAATGATTTCAGGTAATTGAAGAATTCTTCGGCACACACTTTAGGATCCTTACCCTTCGAAATCTGGCTCATAGTTATTCCATTTGCTTCCAAGGCTTTTGGATGTATTTCACGATTATCGTAAACCGACAAAATTCCTGAATCGTATTCTTTACCGTCAACTAAATCATGGTCAAATGAACAGGCTGCAATTTCAATTATTGCGTTCTTTTCTTTATCGAGACCTGTAGTCTCAATATCAAATACGATATATGTTTTAATTGGACTATCCATTATTTTACAATATTATAGATTTTTACGCCTTCAATTTTTTTATCCAATTCAATTAAATTTCCTCCCATGTATTCGGGCATATGTCCGTTACGGATATAGCTCTGAACGTCTCCAAGAGTAAATATAGTCCCATTAACCTTTTTGAATGTTTCATTCTCAAGGCTATTCAACCACCTGACCATCGTGGTAAGTGTCTTTCCTTTAACTACAAATTCCTTATTCATTTTCTTCTAAATTTATTGTATCAAATCCCCTTCCTTTTAAGAAATCTGACAATCCTTTCAATACAACGTTACGATCCTCTTCAGTGTTAAATTCCACCCTTTCATTTGCATAAGGTGGAACACTTTTTAACGGCATGCTATCTGGGACAGGGTTCAAAATAATCCCATATACATAGTCTGCTTTTGCTTCATCAAATTTTTCAAAAGTTTTTAACCCTCTAAAATCATATTGGTGAAACATGAATTCTTTTATCTTAAAATAAACCGGAGAAAATAATTTTGTTTCTTCGTCTTCTTCGTCTCCGACTATTTGGTTAGCCAATTTATTTGCCAACTTTTTTATCCCCCATGTTGGATTGTCGATGTTCCACTGAAGGAGCCTGTCTCTTATTTCTTCGTCTTTTAATTCTTTGTAAGAATCTAATATTTGAAGAATTTCAGTTAGCCCAACCTTTTTTAAAATTTGCCCAAGTTCTATAACGATTTCACAATCTGCTTTAGAAATAGGATTAATCAAGAAGTCACGGCCTTTAAGTTTGTCAAACCGTTCTGATGCACTATTTAGGAATTTATTCATAAAAAAAGTGCTTTATAGATTTCGTCTAAAAATTTACCAGCTATAACTCGTTTTACATTGTCCTGCATAAGTCTTGCTCTAAAAACGTCTTTGTCTTCTTCTACTTCAAGTCGTATCACTTCACCATTCAGTTTGAACATTATACATAAAATCTTACCATTCGTCACCCCAAGTCTTGCTGATGCAATCTCAGTGTACTTAACGTCAACTAATATATTGTCCCGTAACTCTTCCACCCCTATTGTTTCAAAGGTTTCTTTAAGTTCTTTGTACTTCTTCAATTTAGCTAACTCTTCTTCTTTGGCTGCTATTTCTTCGTCTATCTTTTTCATTCTCTCTTATTTTGAGGCTTCAAATATAAAAAATATATTTATATAAAAAGTATATTAATTGATAATAGAAACATTTTTAGCTAAAGATTCCTCATACAGAACTCTTGTTTCAAAAGAAATATCTGGGAAATCCTTTTCGAATAATTTCTCAAAGTTGTTTATCAGCTTATCACACTTTACGGTCTGAATACTTGTCGTGCAGCTATTGATACACTTTACGATTTTGTGGAAGGCTTTATCCTTCTCTTCTTTGGTTTTTCTCATCTCTTAAGGTTTGAACGGTTTCTTGATTCTTTGTATAAATTTTCATTTCCACCCTATCTCCAAATTCCCAAGTATGGTGACATTTTAGACATAATCTATTGAAATTTCTGGGATCATTCCTGAACTCAGGGTAGGCAGCTTTGGTTAGAATATGGCTGTACTGGAATCTTGCAACAACTTTCCCATCATCATCTCTAAAAATATTTGGCAATTCGCATCCACATTCTTCGCATTCATTTGGATTTAATGCGAACACCTGTTCATAGGTTTCTTCGTCCTTTTTTATTTGTTCTTGTCTCTTTTCAAGATTTGCTTTTTTCAAAGAACCTTTACCCTTTGATTTTATCTTAAAGACTGTTGTTGGTGTAAATCTTTGAGGCCAAGGTTTATCTTTACCTCTCAACTTTTCTAAATGAACTTCAAGCTGGTTTAATCCCCCATGATTATTCTTGAAAGTGCATTCAGGGCAAATTCCTTTTGAATTTACCGGCCTTGGATGACCACATTGTTTACAAGTTTCAACTCTCATCTGTATCATTCGAAATCCCCTTCTCCAATTACCCAGTAAGATTCTTTCCTTATTATTAACGGACAATATTTGTCTGTATCTCTAAGTATAAAATAGTCGGAACCTACAAATTCTATAATCCCTTCATTGCCGATATGGTCTAATGAAGTTGCTCCGTGGAGATAACAGTCTTTGGTCGTGTCCCCAACTTTTGGAATAAATATAAATTCTTTACTCATTTCTTCTTGGTTTTACGTTCACGTGCCCTTCGTTCTCTTCTTGATTCAGGCTTCGAAAATAATTGTGGTATAGTTGGGACTATTAACTGCCTACTGAAATCAGGTTTGAATTCTTGCTTAAACATTGGCAAGTCTCTTTCATTCTCAAACGGAATAACTTTGAACCCCTGTTCATCTGCCATTCTTTGTGCAAATTCAACATGATCTGAATCTTTCATCCCTGCTCCTACAATTATAATCCCTCTCCCTTTTTCAATATGATCATCTATAATTAAATGATTCAAATGAAATCCCATTAGGTCACAACCTCCCCCAATAATTCCTATCTTTTTCATTTCTTTAATTGTTTAATGTGTTCAATGATATCGCTTCTTTTGTATCCAGGTTTAGTAGGATGTTCGATGTGCTGTTCAAGAACCTCAATTTGCCACTTCTTCTTTAATTCCATGAGATTATTTTCCACTCCCAAAATCTTTCCAGTTACACGTTTCCAATCTTCTCTAAATTTTTCAATGCCAAACCCTTTAGGGAGTTTGTCTAATTTTATTTCATTTATTTTCGACATAGCTTAATAAATTAAATTTCTTGATTCAGCAAATAACATATTAACAGGAATTTTACCCTCTGAGAACATAATATTTTGACTTGAATATTTCAAATCTTTTGACATTATCTTTCTTCCTAATCTTTGCTCAATGCATTCAGGGCAAAGAATTTCTTTCTTTTCCGCTATAGCCAACCAAAGATCTTCTTTTATCATCACCATGTTAGCTTTATTAACGGCTATTACTGCACCACAAGTTTCACAGATACACGACATAATTCTTTATTTTTGCAGAACATACATATTTTATTTTTATAACTAAATAAACCATTTTCGTAACAGTGAATCAATTGCCTTTCTAAGTCCTTAAACCGTGCTCTTTCCCTGTCCTTGTGACTTTTACCTTGCGGACAAGAAAGAGCCTTATTCAGAGGATTTCTTAATTCAAATCTCGTTTTAAAGGCTTCTCCCCAATATTTTTCTTCGTTTGGGGCACTGATATACTTTTTGAATGCTTTATCCCCGATAACCCAACCCAACATTATCCGGCCTTTCCCGAACCTAGTTTTTAAATCAACATACCTTGAGAACTGGAAACACATGAAATCGAACAACCAATCATCACCGTGGGAAAGTCCAAGATTCTTAACAAAGTTTTCAATTATCTTCAGTTCCCGCTCTTTTGGTTTGAATTCAAAATTACGGTTACCTGAAGTTGCGGAATACAGGTATTCGTATACCTGTTTTACTTTTTCGATCATTTGATCAAGTATCTGTAATGTGGACGTTGTATCGGACCAGAAGCTATAATTGTCCAAGCCTTTACATAAGTTTCAGAATTTGTCATTGTTAGGTCTAAGTTGACCCCAATCCGGCTTGAATGAATTTTGGTGTCCACTGGTAACATTTTTTTGATAATCAGCCGACGGCTAATGTTTTCAAGGTTTGAAAGATAATGTTGTTCAGAATCATACAAAGCTCTTTTGGTAAAAGAAACAACATCAAAAATATACGGTGCAGAATTGTAATAGAATTTCTGCTCATTGTAATAAACCTTCTTTTCGACCGCTGTCATGGAACGTATACCATCCATATTTACTTTGCCATATTTTTCACTATAACGGTTCTTTCTGTTTATGTTTCTTTCTACCTGTTCCCCAGCCCACTTTTCAGTCCATCTTAAGTATTCTTCCTTCATGTCTGAAGTATTTGCCAATAAAATTTCCATCCATTCACCAACACCTTCTGAATATTTACGAGGAGCTATTTTCAAGGCTTCTTTCCTTGTCTTGTTCATCTCAACGCAAAATTTGTGTATTTTAGCCTGAGAGATAATACCTTCAAGTTTTTTCTTTGTGTGGTATTCCGCACGCCAATTGTCATTGTAATGAGTATAAGTTTCAGCATAAACTGATTCCAATTGTAAGAACAATTCTCCGGTAAGTTTTAATTCTGTTGCGGTCATGATATAAGGGTTTTTTAAATGTTACGATTTAAATTCTATTCAAATATAAAACTTATAATTGGAACGGCAATAAAAAAGGCAAAATAAATTGCCTTTCTTATAAAAATAATTTTAATTCCAACTAACCCCTATAAAAATTTCGTCTTCTTTCCCCAACGGTATTTCCCGAACTCTTCCTCCATGGTCTGGGTCATTCTCCCAAATATTACTTTGGTCTTCTTTAATAATGTCTAACAATAGTGAACGTTCAATCCAAATACCAACCTGTTCATTAATTGCTAAATCCCCAATTAACACTTTAGCTGCTGAGCCGTTAGCTTCGAAGAATTCTGCATTCAATGGCTTTTCATTAATGTTTGAAACATGCTCCATCTGCAAAAAGTTATTTGAGTCAAGAGCCATGTCAACTGCAGCCACTTTCATGTTTGAATAACACTTAGCTGGGAATTCAAACCAAAATTCAACATTCGTCCTTGCTACCCCTGTTTCATTCTTAAGAACCAAGCCAATATACTGGTTCTGGCTGTAATTAGTAATTGTCATATTAGATATGTCAGGGAACAAATTCCCGTTCTTACTATTTACAACTCTGGATGATGATTTAAATCCACCCAATGATAAAGCTGGGACTAATTGTTCTTCCTCATTTCCGGTAATTACTGTGTGATATAGATACATAATTTAATCTAAGAAAAATGAAATATTTAATGCTAAATCAATGTTCTGATTATCCCCAGAACCCTTATTTACTACAATTTTCAAATAATCTTCAGGAGCTGACTTCTGTGGAATGATACCAATAAAACCCCTATTAGCATCATGAGAGGCTAAAGAACTTTCTCCTGCAGAAAAATATACTGGCTGGTTGTTTTGATAAATATAATTAGAAACAGAATTTTTCAAAGACGAATACAGAATTGAAGCTACAACGTCTCCATCAATTAAAGTTGAGCCTCCGATTGTAAACCTGCCTTGAATAACACAATTTGAGCCTCTTCTCCTTATATTCAAGGAATAATCCGTTGATGAAATTTTAGCTCCCTTCAGCATAGGTAACCATCCTGAATCGTCAAAATAATTATTCTGGACATCTTCTGAAGTCATCACCCCTAAATTTTCTCTAGCTACAGCTGCATCGTCAAGGTCTGCTAGATTCTGAGATTTGTCAAGTTTATTTGCCATTCCTTCTACATTGAAGGTAATGAACTGAGTTCGTTTATCGGTTACAACTACAGTTCCGGCAGTATTCTTAACCCTAGCCAAATAAAATTCAACATCTGTATTTAATCCAGCTGGTGGAGTATCTGAAGTTGTTTCTAATACAAACTCCAATTTACTACTGTCATAGAAATACAATCCCAATTCCTGTTCAGATGTTAACGCTTCTCCAATTGGAGTTGATCCAATAACGAAATAATTCAATCCAGCCTCAGCTTGGAAACTTGATCCAGCCAATGTTAATGTCCCATCACCGGCAAAGTCCACAACTTCGTAAATATCAGTATTCACTAACCCTGAAGATTTCCAGAATTTAACTTTTACAGGAACTTCTGATGACTGCCCTCTTATTACTTCTGTAAACTTTGTTCCGGCTCCAGACACTTCTCCAGTCGTAGCGATTGTGCACGTCCCTTCTTCAAGGTTTGAAAATCGATGACTTACTTTTATCCAATAATATAGTCCTCCGCTGGGGACAGCTAAATTATCAAATTCTGGGGATTTTATCAATAATTTATTTTTATCGACAGCCTTAGATGCCAATGCCAATTTTACCGTTCCAGAATTAGTCCCCACTTCTATTTTGAAATCTGGAGAAACTCCTGTGAAAACGGTCTTGACGATTCCCCAGCTAGAAGTATTTTCCAGCATAACCTGATTTACGGTATTATTTTCAAGAAAACTTTGAAATCTTACGAGTTCTTCCTTTTCTAAGAAAATGTTCCTATTAATATTCAATTTACTGCTCATAACCAATTTGTCTTTAAAAATGAATTGTATGGTATTAGATTTTCTTTTATGAATTCTTCAATTCTTTCTGGAGTCAGAGAAGTATTATTATTTGGAGTCATTAGATACAACAAATTATGTATCCCAATTTGCCCTCTCGAAAAATTCAATTTTCTTGGCCTTACTTTTATATTGTCTATTTTTACAATACATGCCCCACCGTCACTCGTGACCCCAATAATAGGGACAATACTTGATGAATTAGAAGGTAACTTCAAATTATAACCTAACCCCAACGAATCTTTCAAATTAGCTTTCAGTGGGTCAATTTCTGATGAATTAAACAGAATTCCTCTAATCCAATAATCTTTGTTTACAACTTTTAAACTTTGAGAAGAAAAGAAATAATTTGAATTTGCTAAGGTATGAATATTCTTTGGTAATACTTCATTTCCATCCTTATCCCATACCTTACATCCAAAAGTTATTATTGGTGAAATAGAGGATTGACTGACTCTGAAACTTATTTCATAATCCTGACTTGGATCTATATTTATCTTTTTTGTTGTTCCTCCAACTCCAGAATAAACCGAATTTGGTACTCCTGCAATATTCATCTTATCAGTGGATATGGACACATACCCAGATTGTAATAAAGGGTATTTGCTTAAATCAACTACTTTCTCAGTAAATTCATAACCTTTAACCAAGTTTGAAATCTTTTCTGTCCCTGCCCATAGTGGAGAAGATTTACCAATACACCACCCTGCCTCAAAATTTTGAAACAAAGAAAAAATTAGTTCTTCATGAAATAAATGTCCAACCAACCTTATCAGTTCTCCATCCACAGGTTTACCATTCTCAATCTGATCTAAAATTGCGGAAGTACCTCTTTTGGTGTATTCAGCTACGTAGTTTTGATAAAGATATAGCAGTTCTGTGATATTCTTATCATTTGGCAAAACCAAATCTCTACTCAATAAGAATTGTTCCAGTAAAAGTTGATTTGTGCTGAAATCTTCAAACTGTCTAGAAAAATAAACAATTATAGCAAAGAAATGGGTTATCGAATTCCAATAAGTGATGAAATCTTGATCTTCCAAGTTTGATTGATTTCCCCCTCTTTCCATATAATCAGGAAGGATCAATCCTTTTACATATAACTTCTCAAGAACATTCAAAGCCCACCCGAACACGTTAAGGTCATTGACAGGGAAGAATTTAACGAAAGCCGATTTTAAATACGAAGGGTAAGGTAAATCTTCTTGAACTCCAGAAACCAAAATATCATTAAATTCCAAATCCACTTCTGGAGTATTACCTACTCTAATGTATCTGTATTCAATAATAAATTGATCAAATTTCGTTATCGAAACCGATTGTATATTCAATAGAGACAAATCAATCCAACTTTCAAAGGTCAAACCCCCATCAATTGAGTATCTGAATTCCTTTTTGAAATAATCGGTTAAAGATTCCCCGACAGTAGTGTCAACGAATTGAGTCAAAGAAATCAATCCCACAATTGGAATTTCTGTTTTTATTCTTAAAACATCTCCCTCTTCGGTAGATACATTTTCTAAAATTGCCATACGATAAAATTAATATATTTTTTTAACAAAAAAAGAAAGTCACAAATATTTATTTTAATTGTCAAATCAGATAATTCAATGTTAAAAATATCTTACTGCACGAACATGCTTTGTTTCTGATTTATTAGCCCCAACCGATCCATTACACGTACCTGCACTAACCGTAGTTGCTGTATTTGAATTGTCCTCTGTTGAAGTCCAGTAATATCCACTAAAAAGTGAGGAGTTATTTGCTAGATAGCAAAGTCCAGTCATAACATCGTTTTTGGTTGGTAGATACCAATCTGTATAACCAGCATTTGAATAATCTAGGCATAAATCAGCAGCAATATTTGATGTTGAGCATCCAGACACGATAGCACTTGTATTTTCAGCAGCCCTTCCAATTTCAAAATAGTCAGCACCGTTAATAGTAGTCCCTTGACAACCCCATGTAGCATCCGCCAAATCATTGTTAGAGACTATTATTCCATGGCATTCACCAGAGACATAACCATAGTCGCCAGATTGGAATAAGTAGGCTACAATACCGCCCTGATAGGAATCTCCAATAGATGGGCAGGAGGCAGGACAACTTGATATTGATTGAATTTCTCCATCATCCATCAAAACTATATAACCACTATTTACTAAGGCTTCTTTAAATACAAAATATCCAGTTGCGCTGCTTTTACAGAAATAGGTTCCAGATTTTTCATATAAAATTCCACCAACACTAAATTCAGAAAAATATTGACCTGTTTCTATTTGTGCTTCGTTATAATATTCATTAAAATAAATCCTACATATTGAAGTTGCTGTTGATAGATCAGAACCATTCGTAGCGTCATAAGTTGTTCCCCATTGAATGACATAATTTATTTTGTTTAATTCTACTGTATAATTTCCAGTAGGAACGAATATATTCTCATTACCATATGCAGTTCCATACGCATTTGTAGCGTATGATCTTACGTAGTATGTAGCTCCGCAAGTTAATCCGGTAATACTACTTGAAAAACTTCCAATACCAGTTCCATCATTTGTTTTAGTGGGTAGTGATATTGTCGGATTTGGAGATGTACTCCAACAAACCCCTCTAGCCGTTATAGAGCAATTCCCATCAGAAGATATATTCCCACCACTCGTTGCTGAATCGCTTGTAATATTTGTAATACTGTTAGTTGTTAAAGTTGCTAAAATAGTGCAAGAAAGAGATTGAGTAGTAAAGCTCATTTCATTTCCGTAATAAGTTCCGACTGTATTTGTTGCATATGGTTTTACATAGTATGTTGTATTTTCATCTAATCCGTTTAAAATACTTACATATTGATCTAAATATACTCCACCGCTTCCATTTGAATACGAATAATCTGAAAGTGTTGGATTATGAGACTCGCTCCATACAACACCCTTATCTGATAGTGTTGTATTACCTGTTTTCATTATGACACTTGCAGTATTGGTCGATGATGCTGTGGTGTTGTAAATATCGTATAAATATACGTTTGGCAAAGTTATACCCTGATATGCAAATTCTTCACCGTATGCAGTCCCTACGCTGTTTGTTGCATATGCTCTAACATAGTAAAGCCTACCAGCAATTAAAGGTGTCATAGTACTTGTAAATACACCAGTACCGCTTCCATTTTCTGTTTTACTATCTGTAATTTCAGGACTGGTGTGAGTTGCCCAACAAACTCCTCTAGCTATTACGTTTGCGCCTCCATCTGATGTTACATTTCCCCCACTTGTTGCTGATGTTGTGGATAAGTACATTGGTTCAGTTGTGGTTACTACTGGAATAGTTGCTGAGCATTCTGTCGTAAAAGTATATACTATACTATAATCAATATTATCAACATCATATTGATATTGTCCAAGAAATCTAGTTACTGAAAATCTAGCATAATAAGTAGTACATGGCAATAATCCATTTATTGTTGCAGGAAGAATGCCAGTATATGAAGGTTCAGCATAAAATGGATATACTATTAAAGCGTCAGAAGTGAAATCATTTACAGTATCACATACTAGTGTTTGGGAATTTAGTATTGCTCCACCATTTGAACTTATATTGCAAGTAATATATGCTGAATTTTCTGTAATAGCGGTAACTCCATCAATTAAGGCTGTTGGTTTTCTATAATGATATATTTCGCCAAAATCCTGTGCAAAAGTAATTACTGATAAAAGTAGTAATAAAGTAGTTAATAAATTTTTCATAATTATTGTGCATCTAAAGTTCCTGAAATAATTAAAATTGATCCATTGTATGACCAATGAAATAAGTCTATTTTCGACCCACCAGATACATAACATTGATCTCCAGTTTTCCAAACTGACCTACTTACTTTAACCGTGTAACCAGCGAATGTTATATTATAACTAGTGCTTCCTCCATTGCTTACAGTTAAATACCCACCAGTCCCCGCAACTAGATTTGATAATGTTATTGTTGTTGCTCCTGTTAATGTTATCGAAGCATTCACACCGCTGTTAACATTCCACGTTGGGGTAGTTCCTGATAGTGTTTGAACTGCGGGGTTGTAGAAGTTGACAAACTTCGTACCGTCCCACTTGCCAACCCATCCGGAAGTCATAGTACTTGAAACAATCTCGTCTAGTTTAACCTTGTCAGTTGCAGACATTAATCCAGCAACCGAAGTTGTTGCAAGTGTTAGTGTATCACTTACTGTTCCGTTTTGATCAGTTACGGAAAAGACTCTATTTGATGGGGTATATAGGGCTGAAGTATTGTATCCACCAACATCACCGTTCACAAACTTAGTTCCATCCCATTTTGCATTAGCATTAGTACTCAAACTGCTAAACAGGTTGTTTCCGTTTAGTAGGTAGCCTGTTGAGTTGATGTTTCCTCCGTTTGATATAGAAGCGACTGGTGTTCCGGCAGTGCTGTTAAAATTAATATCAACATTTGATGCACCATATGATATGCTTCTTGGTGCGCCACTTGCATTATTCGCAAAATATAAATATGGGTCACTTCCACTTCCTAGCTGTCCAATAGTGGCACTAGCTATTGCTGTTAAGGTTGTAGCAAAATATCCACTCCCATTAACCGCTAGTTTGTTGTTGGTTATCTCGTCACCTGTTGAGTATCCTATGCCTACATTGCCACCATTTTTAATAAATAACCTACCATCAGCTACTCCTCTTTCTGCTAAATTTAAACCACCAAGCGTACTACTATATTGTAAAGCATAGTAAGCATTATAATCAGCAGTATGACCAAAAAACATAGATTCATTATCAGGTACTCCAATACTTCCATTTACATATAATTTAACCCAAGGGGAAGTAGTTCCTATACCAACATTACCACCATTTTCATTTAGCATTAAATTGGTGAATGAACCAGTACCTGAATACTGTGAACTAATAGAAGCGTATGAACCTGTATGCCCAATTGCTAAAGCATTGGTATTTGATAATGATTCAATCCATATTCCAGCATACGAAGCTGCTGAATTTTGTTTAAGTCTCGCTAACGCAAAACCAGAAGTAATACCTATACCAACATTAGTTCCGTCTGTATAGATAGGACTATTCCCCAACCCACTGGTATCACTGATATGATAGGGCAAATAACCATCAGTCAAGTTGGTTAGTTTGGCTGTGGTGGCTTGGATTGTAGATGGTGTCCTTATTGAATTGTTGATAAACAACGGAGTTGATGTGTAAATGACGGTTTCAAATGGGTTTGCGCCAAAAAATGAACCATTTGAATCTTCAATACCGAAATAAGCATCTGCGCCATTATTTTTAAATCTTGTTGAATATGCTGAATTAGTGCTATTTATTGATCTGAATGATTCCCCAACATTGCTGGACTGATAAAATCCAGCAATAAAAGCATTTGCATTCTGAGCCGATGCGTTTTGATTCTGTATATAATTAGTAGAACCACTTGCAGGGGCTACGTCCCCATCTACAAACTTAGTTCCGTCCCATTTAGCATTTGCATTAGTTGATAAACTACTAAACAGGTTGTTGCCGTTAAGTAGGTAGCCTGTGCTGTTGATTGTGCCAAATGGAAGTGCAATATTGCCAATACCTGAAATTTTTACAATCTCAGCTTCTGCATTACTTCCATTGTCAAATGATTTAAGAGATAAATATGAACCATCTTTTGTCAATGACCCATTAGGCGATGTGTACCACCTATATTCCCCATTGTATGATATTCCAGCTTCACCGCTGTAATTTAATACACTAACAAGTTGTGCTACGCTTGATCCGGTATCATATCCACTTTTGATAGTCCCATTAAAATACCCACTACCATTAACAGCTAGTTTATTGTTGGTTATTGGTGTTTCTGTGGTGTAACCTATGCCTACATTACCATCATTTTGAATTGTAAATTTTGCTGACGATAAAAGATTACTTGTTCCAATAGAATAATTTTGATTCACTGCATCAGTGCCATCATAAAGTATTCCTGAATGCCATATATCAGTAGATATTTGTCCATAGACTGTTGTTGCTGCCCTATTATTATATAATGACCTTATAGTTAAATGTGCTTCATTGTTTCCAATTATAGCAACGTCACCACCATTAACTTCTAATTTATATGCAGGTGCAGTAGTTCCTATGCCTACGTTGCCACCATTGATATAACTATTACCCCTTGCGTGTAGTCTTACCTTTAAAATGTCGTCTGAATCATAAATATCAGTAACGCCTTGATAATAATCAATCCAAGATTGTACTCTTTTAGTAGTAATTGCATTCCCATATCCAACTGTTAGCCCTCCAGAATAACCGTTATTTGTATTTCCTAAGTGCAAATGGGGGTCTGAACTTATGGTATTTATAAAAGCATTAGTCCCATCACTATAAATAGGACTATTCCCCAACCCACTAGCATCACTTATATGGTAAGGTAAATAACCATCAGTCAGGTTAGTTAGTTTGGCTGTGGTGGATTGTATGGTAGATGCAAAGGTTGCTGTACCATCCCCAAATACTTTAAATTTATTTCCAGTTGCGTTATTTAGAGAAAATAAAGGAATAGCTGAATTTGCAGCAGCATTATTAGTAAAATTAAATTCACCATATCCAGCAGCAGCATCATCAGTATCTTCATTATGATAGAAATTAGTTTGACCATCAACTGTCTGAATAGTTAAATATTCACTAGTAGAAGCTCCTCTTGCAAATTTTGCAACATTGTTTATCCAAAAATTAGCATCTTGTCCAGTACTATTTTGATTCTGAATATAATTACCACTACCACTTGCAGGGGCGTAGTTAGTTGGGTTGAAGTTTCCTTCTGTCCAAAACTTTTTCCACGGTGATATGGTTCCGAAATCGTTATTCCTCCAATATATATTATTAGCATCTGCATACGGATTTGCAATTTGCATCCAGACATTATCCCCCCCTTCCCAATTTGAATGTACTAAGTTTTTAGTTCCAATTCCACCAGAGACATCACCCGAAAAATAAAAACCTGATTTAATTATAGCGTTATCAACAGTAGCTAAACTTGTCGCTCTTTGATTACTACCATAAACAAAGTTATCAAAAGTTCTACCCTCCAAAACAGTTCCGGCAGTTGTGCCAAAGTTTTTATTGAAGGCTGTATTTTTTGAGAATGCTGGTTCAGCACCTATTGTATTATAGCTTATTGTTTTAGCAGCACTTCCGTTAAAAGTTGAACCAGTTGTATCACCAGTACCTGAATTATTGAAAGTAGCTGAATATGGTGTTGGTAAGGTTGTTGGGTTTACTTCGGTTCCAGTTATTGTAATATCATTACCACTTACAGATACTTGATTAATTCCGCCACCTTTTATATTTAAAGTATTTGATCCTGACGTATTTGATTGGATTGTAGCGTTGTTGGTTGTGCCTACTGTACTTAATTGTCCTTCATTTGTTACTGAACCGTCAGCCTCATTTGGTAGCGTAACTGTTCCGCCTGTTCTATCAAGTGATATTTGATAACCTGATAAAGTACTACCACTTCCAGAGATAGTTTGTTTGTCGGTATCTAAAACATGAATATTGCCAAGTTGAGTTGTAGTAGGAATTCCATATCCACTTGTTAAACTTAAATCAGCAGCACCACCAATAACTTGTCTTGTATTGTCGAACTGAAGTCCTGTTATTGATTCAGTTAGATTGCCTTTGATTAATGTTGGCTCTTTTGAGGCAAGGCCATCAAATACGATGTTCTGGCTTGGTGCGGTTGTAGTTACACCGTCATTTATAGCATCAACAATTACAGAACCTCCATTTATTTGGTATTGCTGTCCGGTTGGGATATTAACAGTTCCTGCCGCCGTGGCTGTTACTGCTTTAAATTCAGTGCCAGTTTCACCAGAAGCAACGCCAAATATTTTGTTTGCTTGCCCTGCATACGAATCTGGTGTATCACTTAGCCCCAAGAAGCTAGTCGCACCGGAACCACCTCCTCCACCAGCTCCAATGATTGTTGATCTTCTAAAATCCATATAAAAATTTTCTCCAGCTGGCTTCGAAGGAATGGCTACGTATCTGGCATTTACAGTATTACCAAGACCAGTTTTTGTATGTAGGATTAAGCTGCCAATATGTTTTACTTCAGCAAATGGAAGATTGCTATTATAGATATTGGCTATCTCATTATTTACAGCAGCCTCTGCTAAAGTGGCAGAAGAATACTGTGCTACTCCAGACATTGCAATTATTTTATTCGGAGTGCCGATGTCATTAGTTGCAAATACATGAACCAATCTATAATAATTATTTGTCATTGTCGTTATTGACCAAGTGCCTCCTGAATATAAATTATACATAGCGAGTCCTGTAGTGCCGTCATTCAAGAAGGCATATCCAGCTCTAGTAACTCTTCGCCAGTTTCCAAGGCCAGAGCCAAGCCTGTAATAAATAGGTATTCCTGCTGTGCTTAAAACAGCATCTGTTGTTGTGACTATATCTTCATCAGAAATAGTTCCCGAGTCACTTCCAAACTGTGCATCTGCATTAACTGAACCAATGCCAAGAGTAATACCTGTCAATGATAATCCTGAATTGTATTGAGTACCGAACGCAAGATGGGCATAAGCGTGAACCCATGAAGGCCAATGGAAAGTATGTCTCTCATTAGAAACGTAGATAGATACCTTATTTGTTGCATCCCAATAGATTACTGATGTTATTACTTTATTTCTTATAGCGTCAATAATCTGACTATTAGATGGGTTGACCATTTCAGATAATATTCCAAGATCGTAATAAATAATATGCAGACCTTCGACATCAGTTATGGTTATTGATTGTGTTCCTGTTTTGATATATTTTAATCCTGCCTGATAGAAGTAGAATGTGGAAGATACCGGAGCAATTGAAAATACTCTAGTGCCATCAACAAAAGATATAATTGTTTGTTCTCCTTGTAAATAGGAAGCCCACCCGTAAGCATTATTTATCTCAGAGGTATATTCTGCGGTTTGAGGATATACTAAAAGTCTTCCGGTTGATGAGCAGACAATAGCCTTGCCAATAACAACTGGGAATAGTCCGCCCATTGGTCTAACGTGAGTAAGTACTTTATCCCCTAAATAAACGTTGCTCCCTGGAGTACATCCACTTAGGTCGACATCATTAGCAAAGCCAAATCTAGTGACCCTCCCACGAGTGTACGGAGGTATATTTTGAGTGGCTACCCCTATAAGCCTAGATTCTGGGTAAGTTAAATTTGAAGCTAACTGTATTGTAGGATCTGAAGAATATGCTCCATCTACATAAACTGGTCTACCATTTCTTATAGTGTCTGGCGTGTTATTGTAGCAAAGAGGGACCCAAAGCTCCTCTCCATTATTTAGGTGAAGATCATCTGTTATGTGGGTTTCCACGGACTGAGTTGCTTCATTCCAAGCTAAAGTCCCTTTCTCCTCATTACCTGTGTGGGTATATGTAGTATCTAAAATAAAAGAAACAGATTTTATTGTTTTGTCACCCAGATGAACGTCTTTGTTGGCATTGTCGTATGGAACGTAGTATTTTTGCAGTTGTGCATTTGTGGCAATTCGTAACCATCCAGTTTCACCTTTAAATATCCATAAAGCAGAATCGGCTGTATTATAATAAAATACAGGATTATTTGGCGAAATAAGTTTTTTAATAGTTATTGACGGCAATGGAGTTATATCTTGTGCATTTACAATAAATGCAAATATTACTAAAATTATAGTTAGTAGTTTTTTCATAATTATTTCGATATTAAAATATAACCATTAATTAATTCTCCGGTTCCACTAAATAATACAGACGTAATTAATCCGTCTGCCCTTGTTATTTGTGGGTCAATAGCCAATCTTGAATGTTTCCCTTCTTCTGTTTCTTGCCACACCTCAAATTTTGGATCCTCTTCATAATCTCTTCTGGGATTTATTACTGTTCCGTCCATACAAGTTACGTCTACACTGTAATCAGTAATAGAAGGTTGGGATACGGCTGTAAAACCTATTCTTTTTGAATTTGGGTCATTTGACCATAATATGTCGAGATTGTATTTATTTATGTTTGATAATGCTAATGGATGTAAAAATTGTAATTGTTCTGTTGTCAAGTAAGGTGCCCTTCCATTCCACACAGATTTACAAATAAATCCATCCATTCCAACTGTTGGACATTGGTATGTCATAAAATCATCAGAGACATCAATAGTACCCGATCCTACAGCGATTATTCTGTAAACTGCCCCAATGTTGTCAACTAAGTAATAGCCTGTTAAAATAGCTGATAATGCCCCAGAATCGTTACCGTCAATTACCTTAACTGATAATCTGAATGTGGCAGGATTTTCTCCGTTATCTTCAGTTAGGAGATACACGTCTAAACACAACGTTCTCCAACATACAGTTTCTTTATATCTTGTTGCGTTTAGCATTAATCAAAAAATAAGTTAATTCGTATTGCTAATGGAGTTGGAGCCAAACCTTCGATCATAACCACTGATCCGTCACCATATGCTCCTGAATAGGCCGTATAAAATGGTTTTAAAAATCTTTCTCTTGTACCATCAACTGATTGTACCGTTACTTCTGTTATTTTCCTTCCCACTAAGTTATGAGTGATAGACAAATCTTTTCCTAATCCACCAGCAGCTGCCAAGACCCACCCTGTCGTTTCCCCTGTTCCACTCCATCCTAAAACTCTTCCAGCTACAGTTGAATTTGCAGGTAATTCTATTTTGTAAGGAATCTGTCTTACGGTGGATAATCTTGTAATTTCCGTATCTGATATAAGCGATTTCCCTAATTCTTTTAAAACATACAATTCTAATGCTTCAGTTAAAATTGCAGAGGAAATGACATCTAATACTTCAAGTTTTGTTAGAATTGAATTTTTATCTTCGTCACCTGTATTGGTCCCACTTGAATTTCCTGAACCACTTGGGGCACCAACTTCAGCTGCAGTAATATTGAAATTGCCATTTAATTGATGTCCATTTATGACATAAGATTTCAGTGCATAGAGAGATTCATCAACTACTCCAGGAATATTTAAATCAGTTCTTAATTGAGCTAACGTCTGGACCTCAGGAGGACCATTTCCAACCGTTTTACGGTAGAATATTGTTCCGGTCGGGACATTAGCCTGTTTTGCTAATGTGACTGAACCATCCGATAAAACGAAGGCATTTACTGCTGCAGAATCAACATAAATTTTGCCATCTACATCTATTTTTATTGTAATATTATCAATCAGGACAGAATTTGTCAGTGGAACCCAAGTCGATGAAGTCGTATTGTACCATTTCAATAATGGGACGGTAAGGCTTGTATCCTTCCAAACGACATCAGTATTTGTCGGAGCAGATACTCCAACGAAAATTGCTTTTACTACTCCTAAATTTGTTGTCTTCATTATGACGGCTCCTCCATAATCAATTCTCCGTTAGCATTAATCGAAAAGTTCTTATCAGAATTTGACTGAACTATCAAATTACCTTTATTGTCGATAAAAAATTTAACATCTTCGTATCCTGATTGAATCACCCCTAATTCACTTTCTTTAAATGAAACCCCACCAATTGTAGTTTTCAAATTTGAAATAAATGCTACAATAGAATCTAAAGCATTGGTGAAGAATGTAAATACTGATACATCCCCATTCAAGGAAGATACGACTGTAGACGTTGGGATTAATTTATTTTCGATCATTTCTGAATAGGATAAAATATTGGTAATAAAATATTGCTTTGGTCAGGGATTATTGAGCCATCTTCATTTCTCATTATAAATCCCTTAATTCTTGGTAGTCTATTCATTCTGACAGTTTTATCCACTGAAGGGGTAAAATAAATATCTGGAACATATCTAACCCCCTCTGTAGTCTTAACCGCCTGTAATAAATTATCCCACTCGACTTTCATCGTACGATCCCAGAATCTGAAATCAAGATATTTTGTCAAATTTATTTGGATTTGTTTCCTTACCTCATTTGGGTCATACGCTGGGTTTATTTGCACCCTGAAATCCATTTCAATTTCTTCCCATAAAATCATTTCAAATTTTATCCCAATAGTATCCCCATATTGGTTCAAATCTGTTATTGGGAAATATGGTGTAGCCTGAACTAGCAAAGAATCCAATTGATTTTGGTCAAGGCTTCCACCGGACTGTAAAACAATTCCTATTACTCTTTTACTTTCTTCATTATTCCCTAAATTGTAAATTTTTAAAATGTCAGGATTAAACCCTTGTAATATTTGTTCCAAATATGATATTGTGGATCTACTCATAATATTAAGATGTTTCTTAATCCTAATTCTGAATAGTTCATCTGATTCAATATCTACCCCTCCAATGGCATAATATTCATTTGTGCAACCAATATGCCCAATTGGAATAGGGGAGACATTTACAACTGAATTTGGTTCTGCATTCGTTTTTGATCCGGAATCTGTGCTCTTAACTTTTACATATCCCCAACCCAAAGAACTGATTGTAAAATCAGCTTCAAGTTCAAATTGTATTCCATTATAATTATTGAAGAAGTTTACTCCAGCCTCATAAAAAGTTCCAGGTGCTCCAACTACTCTTACGTAGGTTGAACTCCCAATTGCAGTCGTTGTTCTTACCGGTGCTCCGAACAATGTTGCTGAACGATCTAAATAAACTCCGCTTGCTGATTCTGGAAATATGTGTGACTCAACAATAGCTATATCTTTCAAACATTTTTGACCAACCTTTGCAACACCATATGCGGTAGCATTCAAAACTGAATTGTCCGAAATGTCTGTCACCTTATCAGTTTTGTTGATAAATATTTCCAGCCACATTTGTTTCAGTTTTTCAACTGTCATTATTGTCGTTATCATACTAAAATATTTTGTTGTAATGATTTACCAACCTTAGTTTTTACTTGTATCTTCATAAAGACCTTGTCTTCCTGTTTTACGAAGTCTATTAATTCGAATTCGCTAAACCTTTCATCTTTCTGGAATATATTCATAAAGTTTCGGAATATAGAGGGGTAATTGAATACATTTGTATTCGACCCAACCAAATCATTTTCCTGTCCATCTTCAGGGAACTCAGGGATAGAACCTTTCTCAGTTAGCAATATTGTATCAAATGTCTGTAATAACGCATCGAACCCCTGAAGAGTCACAATATCTCCGCTGGATAATTCCATTTTTTTCTTCATGTCTTTTCCATACATTGAAGTTGGGTTCATTATATCAACTACATTCCTAAGTTCAAAATTAGAGGCATTTAATAACTTAACTTGAAATACTACCCCACCGATAGAAGAATAATTTTCCTCATTTAAATCATTCTGAATTGCTAAATTTGCCCAATCATTTTCTTTATCAATGCTACCAAAATTCTGGATAACTTTTTCTATGCTCTCTCCTTGTTTTTGAATATGGACAGCAACTGTGCTCTGGGAATAAACATCCAACCTTGAACATCTCATCCACCTAGCCAAATTTATTGTTGTTTGAACTCTTAATTTGATATTTTCATAAACATCAAGCAATTCCCAATGGCCTTCATTGATAAACACATTTGCATACATTTCCCATAGGCCATCTATCATTTTCATTTCGACGACCATATAATCAATGTAAGTGAATGCATCTTTCACAATACTTTCCCCTTTATAATAGTTAGTAATTGCCCAAAGGTAAGTATCAACAAATTTCTTGTACATATCAAGGAACTTTTCCATGTTGTACTTAGTTATTTTTGCGAACTTACCTAAAGTGCTTCTTACCCCATTTATCTTTAGATCTTTCTTTAATTTTATTACTTTCGATATTTCAGATGAAATTCCTGCTTTTACTGAAGCTGTCGACATTAAATCAGAAGCAGAACTCCCCTTCTTTGAAGGCAAAAGGTCTTCCATATTTGCTATCAAAGAAAGATTAAGGCTATATTCCCAGATCATGTTCTTGTCATAATCTTGAGATAATGTCAATCCCCCATTAGGCACCACACATAGGTAACTTTCTCCAAGAGCCATGTTATAAAGGAACAATCTCCTAGGCTCCCCATTACCATCAAGATTACCTGATTTATTAACTATTCTTTGTAGAATCTTTGTTGCTCCATACCCTGTCTTCACAGAAGAATCAAATTCGGGAGTCTTCTTGGAAAAACTTCCGAAATTGTACCCATATCCATATTTTGGCTGCGATCTATCTGATCTTGAAATCATTTTAAACCCCTTACCAAAATTCCCTTTTATCGTAAGATCATTTGGAGTTGGAGAGTCAGAATACAAAACTGTCACCCCAGAGGCAGATTTTTTTATTGTTGTTCTATTATTTTCAACTTTGCTCATTTGGCTTGGCATAACCGGAAAAACAAAATATTCTTCTGTCCAGCCTCTTGAATCTACAAGTTCCAAAGCCATAAGATAATACTCAAATTCTGATGGATATTTGGAATTCACTCCAGATACCCCCACATTTTTAAGTTCATCTTGGAATTTACTTTGATAACTTTTAGTCTGACCCATTGGAGCTTAATTATAAAAATATAAAATTAATAAAAATTTTCAAGCAGTAAAGGATTTTTCAGAATTTATTCCAGTAAAATCTTCAACGGATGTAATTAATTTTAACCCAGCGTCAATTGCTGCTGCATAAGCTGGTGCACCACCAGAAGCCGCCATTTTAGAATCTTCAAGGACTTTAACTACATCACTAAGTCTCTTTGACAAAACTTCTAACTCAGCTTTTAAAACATCACCCAATGGTATCGGACTTAATTGCTCACCTTTGAAAACATTAAAAATTGATTTTGGTGTTAGATTTATTTCCCCTTCTGTGTTAGAAGAAATTGAATTTCCGGTCTTATCCCTCATCTCGAACCCTTCATCGGTTAAAGACATTTCAGAATTTATTATTTCTTCTCCATTTTCAATTTTTACCTTTTGTATATTAACGGTATTTAAGGCTTTTACGGATGTCTTCCCCTCAGAATATAAGTTTATCTCACCAAAGCATTTTACACTGAATTTAGCCGTATTATCCTTACCTCTGAGAGTTATAAATATATTACCCTCTCCAACATTAGAAGAATCAACATTTATGAATAATTCCCCAGATTTTCCCCTACCTTCGACACTAACATTGGCCATTTTAGAATGAACTTCTTTTTTGAAACTATATTCCTCAAGAAGCTGAGTTTCGTCTGCCTTTGAAATTACTTCAGTTATTATGGGTATATTATAATGTTTAGGAACAATGAATGCAACGCAACTCCCCATCTGATCAGGTTCCTCAGGAAACAAAATTTCTCTAATTGCCGGACGAGATATGTAACAATTTTGAATTACTCCTCCACCGTCATCAAGTTGGATAGAAACTCTTTCTTTTCTATAACAAGTTTTGATATACATATCCCTATCCACCCCACTAGGAATAGTAATATACCCAAAACCAACAGGGTGACTATAATTTGATTGATTTGACCTACTAATCCCTTCTCCCATACTTGTAGATGTTTAATTGTTTGCGATGTAAAAAGAAATCAAATTGAACGTCGACTAATGAAAAATCAAAATTATCGTCGAACACGGTAGAAATTTTATTCACATTATTTAAAGAATTTTGAGTGTTAATGATCCTTTCAGTCAAAGATTTTACAACCACTGATCCTGTTTCAACATAGGAGTAAGCAATTGAAAAATCATCGGCAGGGATAGAAGACATAACTGTAGTCTCTGCAACACCCGAATACCCCATCATGCCCAATTTTGTCTTCAATAAATAGAAATGAGAAGTCCACCCCAAAAATGCTTGAACATTTGATTCCATAAAAGTTTCTATAGTCCAACCAGAATCCTGAGCCTCTTTAACTTTCGACAATAACATATCAAATCCAATCTCTTTGCTTGTATAGCTCAATGTCGACTTTGAGATCGAGTTAACCAAATTTCCAGGATTATTTTTATTAAATGCATCCTCTATTTTATGGCCTAACTGGACAGAATAGTGTGTAGTAATTTCAACTGCATTACCATTAGTTATGACTCCAGGTTGGCTTGCTGTTGACCATTCACCCCAACCTCTTTGTTTCCATATTCTTGCAGCTTCTATGATATTATCTTCAGCTACCAACATATTACCATTTTCATATGCTTCAGGGTGATACTTGCTATTTATTTGGAATAATCCAGAATCACTACCACCTCCTCTATTTAGATATTCAGGTCTTATTGCAAGAGGATTCCCCTTGCTTTCTGCCATAATGACCCTCAAAGCATTTTCAACTTCTCCTGTTGGAAAATTTTCTGATACTAATGCCCTGTAATATTCTGTGGAAGAATTAATAGATAGGAAACCTGTCGTGGGATTTTGCTCACCTGAATTTTGATTAGATGATACTTTGTGGCTGGTCTTTGTGTCGATAACTGTCTTGGCAATATCAAAGTAACTGAACTTTTCTGGTTCCCCTACATTTTTTATTACGGCACCGTCAGCCTCATACCCATTAGCTCCATAAATATAATCTTCTATCATCCCCCGACTTACTTGTATCGTTGTAGATCTTTCCACTTTATCCTGAGAAAATGCCAAAGAATTAGAAACAGAATCAACATAAAATATTTCATTTGTTGGTTTAACTCTTATGAACATGCCTTTCTTTATTCTTCGGTCTCCTCGAGTCAAGGTTAGCGTCCCTCTGCGAGTAAAGGGTAAATATACGTTTGTATCAATAACGTACTTCAAATCGTTCAAAAGTGCCCTTCTGTAATAATTTATGTCCATAGCAGACTCACTACCTTCAACAATATTTACAGACAAATAATTATCAGGTATTACCAGCCTCTTATTGCCAAAACATTCAGCTATCCTAGAGAATGCTATTATTGGAATAAGGTTCCCAACCATCAAGGAAGTGTATGCTCCTATCATAGTATCGTTTGGGGTTAATTGATACCAAGAATAGAAGGTATTATCAAATTGAAGGTTTCCGTACCCTTGTAAATCCTTTTCTTCAATGTCTATCATTTGATAATTTTTACCCTCAGTTTCTGACAACCTTTCAGAGTTTTCTATACCATTCAGGAAGGATACAATCATATCTTTATTGAATGGTGGTTGGCGTGCTACAATATTAAACTCGTCCCCATATGTATCCCCAAAGAATTCAACGAAAGGCATTTGGCACAATTTATTGAATTGATCGACTATTGTGCCGTCAACAAATGAAATTGAAGTATCAACTACTCTCCTTTCAGACAAGGAACTATCCGACATTAATTTTATTATTTGCCAAACCCCCTGAACAAAATCTGATTCTAAAGTCGTTTCTCCCAGAGTTTCTGGGTCTTTACTATTTTCTTCTACTATATATTGAGTTGATCTTCTGTCCCTGTAAGCTGAAAATAAATCTTCACCTTCTAATACCCCAAGGTTTGACAGTTGGTTAACTATGAACCCCATTGTATCCTCAATTGTTCTAGCCGCATTTGGGAAAAAGTATGGAGAATATTTACCCCCAATTTTACCTGAATCAAATTGCCTTCTGAACCATTTGCTATCCGGTTGCCACCCATACACTAACTGCTGTTTCCCCTCTGCTTGAAGTAATGCAATGTTCATGAAATAACTTCCATCCTCAATTAATAATTTCATGAAATCTCGGCCGGTGACAGTAGTATCAGAAGTTGAAATTCCATACGATTGATTTACAGAGCAGGTATCCACCAATCCAATCATATCCCAAACCTGACCTGGAAGGTTAGTCTTGTCTACTTCAAAATTATAAGCATTAGTCTTTAAGTTTTCATCTATCTTTAATTTTTCAAATCTGATAAATACAAGATCATTATATTGGAAATTCTTGTAAAAGAATTCAAAATCATGTTTACCTTTATTATTCAAAAAGAAATAGTTTATGACATTATTCGATTGAACTGATGTCAGTTCTTCAATATTTTTTACCGGACTAAGGTTGAAACTGAATTGACCTACATCTGATTTTTCTGTCGTCAGACTTGTTATGAATGGAGACACATCTACTATCTTATTCAAAGCTCTACTCCATAACCAAACTTGACAATTTTCCATCATTACTTCAATATCGAATCCGACACCTTTGTGCTTGGAAAGATTCTCTGCCCTAATATAATTAGGGTCATCCATCAACTTTTTTAACTTATCAGGATAAAAATATTGGAATTCTTTTTGTTCCAAGAATAGATTTTTGCCTTTAACCGCTATCAATTCAATCTTTGTAGAATCCTTTGGTAATGATAATACGGTGCTGGTATTCAATGGTAAATCTTTAACTTCATCTATAGGCAAAATTGATCTTTCCCCATTTGCTATTAAATAGCAAAGATCATTGTATTTATCTCTCTGTAGGCTATCATATTTTGAAAAAATTGAATTAATATTGATATCACCATTGAAACCTCTTAGTTTCAAAAAATCAATCATATCCTGACCTTCTACAACTGATTTATTCTTATTAAAGAATTTGCCAATAGTATCTTCTGTAGGATTGTTGTGGGTATATACTAAATAAGATTCTTGCATTTTCTATTTTCTCCCTGATTCTTTATTCCCTTTTACTACTCCGTCTTTAACTGCTTCTCTAATTTCCCCTGTCAATTTTGAGTGAGTTCCGTCGGTAAGCCAAGTTATTGCTTTAGTCATGGTGTCTGCAACTTCCCCTAATCTAACTGCTGCTTGATTTAAAGATCCAACATATTTGTCTGCTTCTGATACAGCTTTCTTATTTAGAGCTTTATCTTCTTCTGAAGTTGGTTGAATTCCTTTTGGTTGTATAGTCATCTCTTTGCCAGCTATCTGTTTATATAGAGACATATTATTCAACTTAGAACCTCCAAGCATTGCGTTGAATTCAGAGCCTTTACCTCCAATACTCATGATTTGGTCAATTAGAATTTTCCTTAATTCTGGATTTTGCCCAATATTTTGAAATGCTTCAACCATCTCTGATGGACGTCCAGTAGGATTATATTTTTTATATGCTATCTGCTGTTGATTCAACCAAAAAGGATTATCTGACAATTCTGACAGGGAATTCATCCCTTCATTTATTTTGTCCAGTTGTAACCCTCCAACTCCATAGCTTTTACCTACAGACATTATTGATTGTTGAACCCCTATAGCGTCTACTTTACCGGTTCTGTTTAAAATTTCATTTACGGCCTTAAGATAAGAATCCATCAATTCAGGTAACCTAATTAGATTCTTGTCCTTAGCCATCGAATATTTTTCAAGATCACTAATCGTACCCATACCTGAACGATTAGTATATCTGCTTATAGTTAAAATTTGCTGAATCTGTTGATCTGAAAATCCTCTTGAAACTTGTGCCCCTATTAACCCCTGTGCACTATTTGTGCCTATACCGCCACCTAATGCTCTTATCATCCCAGACATTTTATCAAGAACTTCTACCCCTGACATTCCTAATGAAGAACTCCTAGCACCAAATGCATATTGTTTTGCTTGAGATATGGGGGTTTGGGATGTTACAGCATATCCAGCTATACCTTTCTGGAATGATGCTGCCGATGATACGGCTGCTGCAATTGCTGCTGCTACGGCTGCTGCTACGGCTGCTGATGCCCCAGCAACGGCCATTCCACCTTCTGCTGCTCCAGCTATTGTTCCGGCAATATCCCCTGATGCTACTGATCTTACCCCTCCAACTGCACCTCTCATCAACCCCCCTCCACCAGCTCTTGAACGTCCTCCAGATAACCCTACGGTTCCACCTCCCCCTGAAGGTAAATCTATACCAAAAGTCTTCTGAAAAAATTTATGGATTTTTGTTTCAGGAGTTTCTTTAGGCTTACCCAATAAATCTGCAATCTCCTGTAATTCTTTTATTGATTTCTGATGATAGCTTTTATCACTGTTTAATTCCCTCTTTTTTGTAAGTTCATCAATTCTTTCCTCAGCTAAATCAGCTCCTCTACGACCACCTTCTTTTCTTGTATCAGTATCAAATTTTTTCTTAGCTAAACCCTGTAACCCAGCTCCTTCTTCTGCCCTTCTTGCTTTCCATAATGCTAAATCCTTTTCAGCTAATTGAATTTCAATTTGACGGTTTGCTATCTTAGATCTTGCTGCCCTGTCTTCTTCTGCGAACTGCTGTTTTACAAGGTTTATTTTAGCCTGAATATCTTTTAGCTCATCTTTATTTAAAGATTTACCCTCCTCGGATATTCTATTCAAATCCTTCTGAATCCCAACAAAATTATCTTTTAGCCTAGAAACATCTTGAATTCCTTTGCTTCCGTCGACCCCAATTCTTATTACTTTATCATCCGACATCGGTTAAGTCTTTAAATTCGTTACGCATAGATTCAATGGTTTCTTCAATAGAACCTTCTTCTTTAACTTTTAACCAATCACCAACATTTGGAACATACTCTTCAGGATGTTCAAGTTCATAGAATAATTTGTCTTCTTCTAAATCGAACATCTGATCTAAAAAAGAAACTTCCCGATGACAGAGGCTGTTGAACGCAATATTATACTTTTTTCGCCAAGTCCTGTCTATCGGGAAGTTTATGTTCCATTCTATAACTTTATTTCTTACCTCATCTTTAGTCACTATTCTGATTTTTTCTGTGGTCTTAACATTTCAAGAATGCTGTTCCACCATGGAATAAAATCTGCGGAATAAACTGCTTTCAACTCCATGTAATCTTCAAGTCCTAATTCCCCGAAAGTTTTACACTTTAAATCTGAAATCAATTTTGGGGATAATACTGACAAGTATGATTCCATGTCCACCATGTCAAGAACCTCGTTTGCGGAAATAGTATTCATTCCGGTTAGTTCTTTGTACATCCCCTGTGACAATACTTGTTTCAGGGATTCGATTTGCTGAAATTGCCCAACGTTTGGGAAAGCAATTTCATAGCTGTTACCTTTAATTCTTAGTACGATTAATTTTTCCATTTTTTTTATCTTGTTGGGTTAAAAGACACTGGAGTCAAATAAATTCCTGAAACAGTTGTTGCAGCTATTCCGGCTTCAGCTAAAGTCCAATTCTGGCTGTCAACAAAACAATCTCTAAGGATGGCAATCTCTTTTCCAGCATTATCAACCTCTGTAACCAATTTTGTCGCAGAGTTAAAGGATTTCACCTGTTTACTATAAATGTTTATAGAAATAGGTAAATCCCCCATAGAAAGGGTGTTTCTCAACTGTTCTGCCCCACCGTAACGGTTCAGTAACTTAATCATTACCGGCTGCATGAAATCCAAAAAGAACTGATCGAGGCTGAAGGTATTGGAAGCTGATACCGCTGGAGCTTCTTGTGCATACAAATTACCAAGACCACGAATTTCTTCACGTTGGATATTTTCAGTAAAGGAAATATTCCTGATGTATCCTGCTACTTGACCCTCAATGGTAATATACGCTTTTGGTGCGGAAAATACATTTGTGCTCATATATTATGATTTAAATAGAAATCCCGTATAGAAAATCTTGGTGACTTCATTGTTTACTACAATACCATATGTTACGTTGTAATAATCTTCAGTCCTTGAAACTACAACATTCCGGAAGGATAGTAATAGGTCATCAGAATCGGCTTTAGCAACTCTTGATTGAAGATATGTTTCTGTCCAAGTTTTCAAAATTCCAGGACTCAGTGTGTTTACGTTCACCCCATTTTCATTGTTCAATAAATCTGTCTGAGAATTGACAACCAATTCACGGTTGATCTGATTTACAATTCTTTCAAACTGGATTGAATATGATTTACCAAGGCTATTGAATAGGAACTTGTTATCCTGAAGACTGTTTACTCCCTGAAGAACTTTGAACCCACCACGTGCATTATCTTGGATCGTAACTACTACCCCATTATCCAATGCTCTTTCTTGTTCCTTTACCTTAATATTATGGACGAGACCATCAATGCCAATCAGTTTATTTGTGATAGGAATCTGAGGCTGCAACCCGCATATACGCCCAAGTACTACAGCTGCATGATAAATTGCTGGCCATACCCTGAAACCTCCGGCAAGCTGCTGAGTTGTTTCTTTAACTCCACCATGTACCACAATGGCTTTATTGGAATTGTAATAAAGAGCGGCATCAATTGATCCATCTGCTGCACTAAATTCTACTTCATCTTTACCGGCTCCGTATACTAAAGTTTTATTGAAATCAGTTCCTGCATCTTTAATGTGTGCAAAGATCATACCAACTTCTGTAGAATCGAAATTACCTGATCCATATTTGTCACATAAAATGAATTGGAAATCAAGGTCTTTAATGGCTTCAAACACTGCAGACAATGCTGCTGTTGAATAAGTTTCCAACCCACCAGAGGCAAGCTGATAAGAACCAACGAGTGCTGTAATATCTGCCAACGTAACTTCTCCGGTTCCGACCTTAGTAGAAGTTGAATCAAGAATAAAATGGTTTCCAAAAGCCTGATCCGAAGTTGCCCAATCAATCAATGTTTGAATATTATTGAATTCAGGAGAAGCTACAGCCAAAATTGGAGTTGTGTCCGCTTTAACAACTTCATCGTATGAAAGGCCATCAGTGTGAATACCTTTCCAAGTTCCTTGCCAAATTTTGAAAATCCATTTAGTAGCATCAACGACTCCAGTTTCGATTGAATAGCCGAACCCTCTATCTAAATGGGTTGTAGACAAAACTCCATTCCCAATTACTCCCTCATCTTTACATTTTACCTTGAATGTTCCTCCGGCTGTGCCACCCCCTGTAGCGGTGAAGGTCATAGACGCTGGATCGGTAACTGCTGCTTTAACATGATAAACGGTAGAAACTCCGTTAACACCGGAATATGGAAAGAACATTTTTTCAGCTAATTTCCACATCAGGCCACCTTTCAAAAAGGCTTTGTATTCTTCAACATCCTGAAATTGGTAAACTGCATCTTTCCCATTACTTACTGGGGTTGCTGCAATAGAATTAATTCCTGCGCCACCACCATAAGTAGCTCCAAGTCCGGTATCGATTACCATCACTTTACCGTAGTCAAGTCTTGCTGGTGTATTTTGTTCGCCGGAAGTTATTTTCGAATATGCTCCAGGAAGCTTCCTTAGCTTCCCATTGAAATAAACTTGTGATGCCATCTATATAATTTTTATTTTGTGGCTCAGTAAAATTATTACGATTTAATGTGGTTAAAATTAATATATTTTTTCGGAATTTAAAAATTTAACCCATCTTTTTTAAATAATGATTTCCAAGCAACCTCTGACAAAATCTGATCGCCATACTTCCTTATGACATGAGACTTTACTGTCTGGTCAAACTGCATGACTAGGCAAATTTGATTTACATCAAATTCTTCTTTCTTTTCTATTTTCTTTTCCATTATGATAGTATATTTTGAGTGAATAAAATTCTTGTCAACATTTGATTTTCTGACAAATCTGGATACGTTTTATTGTACCCCATATTTAATGTAATAGCCTTTATGAATAAAGGATTTGGAATCAATTCATTATTAGCTATCAGTTCCTTGACCCCGAATTCAAATGTGTAGAATGGATTTGATAATGCTAAAGTATCTTGTGCTCCTATCAATGCAGCTAGTAGAACTTCTTCCATAATTATTACCTCATGGCGATTAACAGATGTTACCATTAATTCATATTGGCTTTGGAAACTTCTTCTCCTTGTTTCATTATAGCTGCCATCAACATTCTCATAAAGTTCATCGGACATATACCCAATACCATCTGTTTTACCTTTTCCTTTTGCCGGCTCACGGACATGAACTGTTGGTAGTGGGGCACGGTCTACATCGAACATCAATCTTGAATCTATTTTCCTGCTTTCTTCGTCTGTCCTTGTGAATATCTCAATAGCCAAAAGTTTGTAATCAATTTCATCGACTATGTCTTCAGTATCGAAACACCTTAACAAGAACGATTCTGAGGATTGGTCTTTTACCGCAGGGGATAAAAAATCAACACCTGCAACAGCTGCCTCAAATATCAAATGATTCGTTGAACTTGTCAATACTATACCTTGAGATAGGAACAGTGCCGCATATGCTGTTACAAAATTTATTGCAGACTGGGTAAGACTTGTAACAAATATTACAGGCAATTTTAGACCTGTTGTATCAGTTACAGACAATTGACCAGACACCCCTGATATGGTCACTGTATCCTTCTTTTTCACCCCTGTAGCATTTTCTGTCGTATGGACCAAAACCCCTTGTAATGCTATTTTTGAAAGATAGTCTTCTCTGATAAATGTTAACAGACCATCTACCAATTTCTTGATTTTCAATATGCCTACTTGTGCCATGTTATTACCTGTTAGTGTCCAAAAATTCTTGTACTGATAAATCAACCACTTTCCCTATATCCAAATCATTCATTGCG